GGGTAGCTATCATCCGATTAGGCGGGTCCCTTTCACCAAATCAGATGAAGTCAGAGGTAATAAATCCAATTTCACCAGGCTCAAGGTCCCGGTCGCCAAAAAGCAATTTAGTCACCAACCCGATAACATCAGTCGCAGTGAGGTTATACTTCCAATGATAAAACTGTGTCATACTATCCCGAGAGATAGAACGAGCACAGTCTATGGAAGCCTCAATGCCGGCGTAACCAAGGGCCAGAAACTGGCCCTTGGCATTCCACCCTAATGCATCAAGTCTTGGCTCATCTATTTCAAATTCAGCGAATTTGAGCAAGAAGAGATTGCAGATGGGTTTGACGAAGCGAAACTCAAACGCATAGGACAAAGCCTTGCCAGCGATGTACTCATCGTCCGACAAGGCCTCATTGCTGGATGCCCTAACGTTAAAGCGCGCCACCGCCTTACCCAACTTTGGCGCCATGACAAAAGAGCCACGGTCATCAGGGAGAAACTGCCTAGACAGAAACTCGCACTCGCTCAAGTGTTTGCGGACTTGGACCTTGGCGTCCATGCCTGCAAGTTTGCAAACGTACTCGTACGTTCGGCGCACCTGTTGTCTCCTACAACCAGGATTGTCCAAACGCATGAGCATGTCGTCACCCAAGATGAGCACATCCCCTTCAAAACCGTGCTCTGAAGCCCAGCAGAAATTGATGGACGCATTCCACATCGAATTCCGGAACGTAGTGGACTGGGCACCAGTGGGGAGCTGGTGCTTGATCACAACCTTGACTTTGTGCTTGTGACTAGTCCCTTTGAACTGATTAGCCACATGCATAAGGCTGGTCAACCACTTAGGCGCTCCAAAACGCGCTAACCAGGCGATCTCCAGAAGGTGCACGTCTTCGAGCTGTGTCATGTCGTTGCTTGAAAAATCTGACTCGACGTAAACAGATTTATCTGTGCCTGCACGGTGTATTCTCTCAACCAAAGCCGGAGACTGCTTAGCATAAGCCCCCATGTAACTGGGGCCTTTGCAAGAAGTCTCATGCTCAAAGCAAGAAAACATCCGTTTGGTGCACTGCCACATGACAGGGCCAAGAAGAACGTTGTGCAAGTCGGACGACTGATAAATTATCCTCGGAGCGGCGTTGCCATCGTGACGCTTTAACAGAGCCTCAACCTTGACAAAGATTTGCTTGTCAGAAAACTCGCCAGTGGTGATGGCGTCAATTTTCTTATAGGCTTTGACATGGCGGGCCTGTTTATGCACGTCAAACTGGCAATTCCACTTCTCGAACAAAGATCTGTCGTGGACCAAAGGGTCCCACTCACCAGGCGATATTTTGTCAAGCAAGGCCATGCTTGCTTTGATCACTTTTGGGTGCAC